TATCCGCACCACGGAAGCGTATCTCCTGCCCTGTGGGCTTGTAGGTGATGACCAGCTTCGCCTCGGGTATCTCCCAATAATCCTCCACGCCAAGCGCCTCTATGGCCCAGGCAAGCTGCTCCATGACTGACTCGCGCAGTGTATCCTTGACCTTCCGCAGCACAACCGCGTTGGCGTTTGGGTCCTGCATCATGCCCAGGATGATCTCGGAAGCAACGAATGAGGATTTCGTACTTCCCCGGCCACCGGATAACCAATAATGGACATGATTGCCATCGTGTATATCCCAATGCACATCATAGAAGCTCGGGGCGATTACATTAGTTAGACTTACCTCGTGGGATGTCATTTTTGATTGTCACCCCAGTTTCGCCGCTGTGCTCGATTTCCTGCTTATCACGCCAGCCCATTTGCTTGAGGCTGAATATTGCCATAGCTGGGTTCAATGTGCCTTTCAGCGTCCCGATTTCAAGCGCAGCCTCTTTCTTATCGATGCACTTTTTTAATAGCGCAGAAAACTCTTGCCGATCGTATAACCAAACACGTGGGACATCGTTCTTATATGCAAATTCCGCAATGATGGGTATATCCGTTTCGTCGATATACTGAGCGAACTTCTGAACGAGTTCGAGCATATCCTGTTCCGGTATTTTTGGAGGTCGCCCTACTTTCGCCATAAACATTCACCCCTTATAATGACAAAAAGGAGCGCTCTCATTCGCTCCCTCATGCCAGATTGGCTGATCACAATAGCCGTAGCCTAATACCCTCAGACGGTACGTAAGCTAGTTCTCGTATTTGTATTTGTGCAGCGCTTTAGGCGCATGTCACTGTGATAAAACGTGGTCATGGGCCACACTCCCATGAATGCTCGCTCGGTTTGGTATCACTCGGATTGCGGTATTGGCTCCAACAATAGATATTGGCCGACTATCACTTAGTTGGCAGGTACACCGTTCCTTAGCGTCTCTCTTCCGCCACCACGCTGTTTCGTATTTACTCTGCAAAGGTCAATTATGCTTACCCGTTGCCACCGGATCAGTGCAGAGTGGGCGGAAGAAGCCGAAAGGAGCTTTCACCGTTCCTATGAGGGTCAGCGTATCCATACGCTATCGGTGTCCTTCCGGGCTTCTCACATCTATAGATTATCATGGCTAAAACCTAACAACACGGAGCATTCACGGAGTTTTTTCGGAATCTTTTCGGAGTAGTTCTTCTAGTTCGTGTATACGGGATTGTGCGGCTTCGTATTGGGCTATCCAGTGAAAGCCGATTTCAATGAGCGGATGGTTATTAATGAGTACTTGATCGTAATTATCTAGGTACGCTTTATCCTTCTCTATATCACGCATCACAGCTTCTCTCCGCAATGAGTACACCTCCAACCGTTATAGTGCATTCCACTGCTTAACATCGACATCCTCACTTTGGTGTGGCGAAATGTCAGATTGCATAATAATTTATTAAGCCGCCTAAACATCGCCGCCACCTCCTAGTTTTGCTAAGCATTCACGGGCAAGCATCTTTAGAGTTGTTGTATCATGATTGTTCGATTGTCTTGCAACCTCTTTCACACACTCGATCAGCGCGGCATTGTCGGCTTCTAACTCCAATGCATGATTAATTGTTGCGATGTGGTATTTGCTGATTGTTTCTATATCTTCGCGTTCTTGCTGGAGTTCGGTTTTAAGTTGCTCGTTTACTGCTTCTAAACTGTCGTTCACAACGCGCAGCCCGTATCTTTCCTGTTGGAGTTTGGCGTTTTCGCAAAGCAAGCACGTTGCTGTGAGATACTCTCCATGTGGGCAAAACATCTTTTTACTCACTTTTCAGCACTCCTCTCCACTGCAATATCAAGCGCTAACGCGATCTTATAAAACGCCTTCCAACGGTACTTATCATACGTCTTATCCGTCATCGGCGGATTGCAGACATGGTTGTACACCACATAATCCAGCACATATGGCTCTTTCATATACCGCGCCTCGATGATAACCCGCTCTTTCGGGTGCAGACGCTTCACAACGCGTTCTAGCCGCTCGCAGTATACTTTCCGCATGTTAGGCACATCTACGTTATGCACGGCGATCTGCGCTGTCTGATCGCTTGTGACGTTCGTTGGGCCGTGGAAGCGCTCGTTGTATCCCGCTGTGATACCGGCTTCCCGTTCGTCGAAGGTGATGGTCTTGAATACGCGGTATTTCTCAAACGCTGCTTCTACGGCTGCCTGTGTCTTCTTGCGGTCAAGTTCTGGAAGCTGGAAACTAAGCTGCTGCAATCCAATCACCTCCAAATTAACATGATGATAGCCGCCCAAAACGTGAAACTGAATAGTAATGCTCCGATCATTCCCCAATTCCACTGTTTCACGCTCATTCCCCCAAATCGTCTATCGTGATTTGATTTTCCTCTTCCCATTCATCATCTTCCGGTTCAAACGGTAACTTCTCTTTGAGCATTGGCGCACCCCTTACACGAACCGCATTTCTTCTCCTGCAGCTGCCTGCCTTTCCGTTTCCGCTGTGATGCCGGGATAAGCGGAACCGTTAGCGCATCCTCCCTTGTCCATCCTCTGCGCAGCCGGTACAGCACATGATGCTTGCTTAATCCATGCTGCTGCGCTCGTTCCAATTCTTCATGCGAGATAATCTTAACCGCTCGTCTCTCTAAATGATCCGCCCATGCTTCCTCTTTGCTCGTCGTGGCTGCTTTCTCTTCAGTCCAGCCCATCTGCTTTACGCGTTGCCAATACATCGGTTTACTGATGCCATTCTGCTCCGCTACCTGTAACCAATGCTCGGAATACTTCCTACGCGGCACAGGAGGCGTTGTGAGCGCCTTTTCGAGTTCCCAGCCATTATTCAGCCGTGAGATTAATGCCCACTTTCCTACGCCATTCTGAGCCGCCACAGCGTATTGCTCAGGAGTTATGATTGGGTCGCCGTTTTCGTCAAATTCAACCATGGTTAAACCTCCTCTATGATTAGCCCACGCGATGAGCTCGAGCATCTGCTCTCTCAGCGGTGGGTACTGCTTCACCTTGCTCCAATCGTATCCGCTCATTGCAAATCGGATTCTTTCACAAAGACGCCGTTTATCATCTTGCCTTTCCGATCCTTAATTTCGTCGTAAGCCTCTTGAATACACTCTTCAATGTCGAGTCCCAATTGCAAACAAAGGATGGTCATCACGACGAACATATCGCCTATGGAGTCAACCACAAATCCATTGTTGTCCCGTGCCATAGCCGCGCATAGTTCGCCATACTCTTCACCGAGCTTTAGCATTTGTTTGAGCGGGTCTGCAGTGTGCAGATTGCGGTCAATGGCCCATTCTTCGATTTTCGCTTTCAAGTCGTTCATGTACATATTGCTATTTCCTCCTTTGATTTGTGCGCTGTTCCTCCGTGCGTTTCGTGATAAGTGGGTCAATCTCTTTGTAATAGCCGATTAGTTGTTTCTGTTCATTGAGAGCAATCAGAATGCCGTTTATGTTCAGCCACTCTTTAACGCTCTGTCGCAAGGTTGAATACCCCCAGTATTTCAATCGTTGGTACATCGAGAATCACTGCGAGTTGTAAAGCAAGATCGTATGATGGTATGCGTCTGCCCTGCTCGATGTCCAAGATGTAATTGCGATGGCAGCCAACACGCCGAGCTAGTTCACCTTGCGACCATTTCCGCGCTTTCCGTATCGCTCTAAGTCCCTGTGCTGTCATCGAATACTCACTCGCTTATGCATCGCTTTCCAATACTCAGACATCGGGTTAGGTGATGAAGTGGAGCCATGCCTTTGATCTTCACGATGTGGAGATACCACAAACGCCACACGATTCTTGCTGCAAATCATCCCAACGACTTCGCCGGGCTGATTACCTCGGTTATCTCTCGCCACGATTGGCGCATATTTGTTAGGCTCGTAAATGAATAATGTCATCGACGGTTCCCCTCACTTTGGATATTGGATGCGTACCTTCTGCTGATTCACGCGGTACGGTTTGCGCGTTTGCTGCTGCCTGCGGGCGATCTCCGCCGCTGCTTGCCATTTGATGTATGTAGGTGCTTCGTCATAGCAAGCGATGGTGTAAAGTTCGGTTAACGTTGCGGTCTGGAAGTTCATTCAAGTCCACCCCATTGAGTCGCCATAGCATTTGCAATCCCGGGATATGTCCGACTTCTTTCTTTCCACCGGTTCGGTCCAGGGGGCATACGATGAACTTTCGCTTCTCGACCTTCCACAATATCCGTGGGCGACAATGGCGGAAGATTTTTTAACCAAAGGCAAGTTGCCTTAGTTTCGCCGTGTCCAAATTGCCAAGGCTGAATAATTTGCTCAGGCTTTCTTATCCGGCTGGAGATAATCGAAATCGGATTTTCAATTGCTATTCGTTCAATCGGAAGGTCCATTAGAAATTCCACGAACTCTAATGCTGATTTTTGTTCCTCTACCTTTTCCTTGAACCATCTTGCGCCTGATACTGCCAAATGAGTACAAGGGGGATGACATATCGCTAGATCAAATTGCTTCCAAAAACTCCGATCAAGCTTTGAAACATCGTATTGGATGTGTCCTCCTGGTGTTTCGCTCGGTAATAAGTCAAATGAAACTGCTGTGTGGCCTAGACTGGTGAACGCGTTTCTTACTGCCCCAGAGAACTCACATATAATTGCAACTTTCATCGTATCAACCTCCCATACCCATACAGGTACACGTATAATTTTGGTTATAAACTTGTACTATCTTGGATAAGCTAGACATAGAATCAATTAAGTAACTTCGACGAACCTATACTGCGGATACCGCTGTAGAAACATCTTCTTTTTCATCTGGTACACCGGCGTTTTCATGCCTTTGACATCGACAACATCCTGGGA